TTGATTTGGACGGAGAATATAGCGTTGTGAATTTGCCATACGACCCATTAACCATACTTAAGCCATACCTCAACCGCTTAAAAGATAGGTATAACCAACGTGATGAGGTTATCCAATGTTCATCGGTAGACCCATTTTTACAGAATAAGAAAAAAGAAGCAAAGGATGCAGCAGTATTTAAATTGCGAAATGCGAAAGAAATACAACAAGTTCAAAAATTGGCGGGAATGCCAGTCATCGATTTCAATGAGAATGACCCTACTACCGAAGCAGAGATAGACCTAATGCATATCCTATCATTCCATGTAGATGAGGAAATTATCATGGAGGACTTGATAAATATAGTGTTCTATGAAAATGATTTTTCTGGGGTAATTAAGGATAGGATACTTGATGACTTAATTAATTGCGGGTATGCAGGTACAAAGGTTTATATCGATGGGTCTGGAAGGATAAAGATTAAATTTATCAAGCCCGAAAACTTTATTACTTCTTATTCAGAGTGGAACGACTTTCGGGATTGGCAATATATGGGCGAAGTATACTATAAGTCCATTATGGAAATTCGCCTGCAATACCCTGATGCCATTGACGAGGCAAAATTGTACGAACTATCCCAAACCTTAGTAGGGCAGTACGGAAACCCCGCAGGTCGAATGGGGGATTGGCGTAATGAATGGCGAAACTCGCTTGCACGACCGTATGATTCATGGGTAGTACCCGTGGTAGAATTAGATTTAAAGACTTTAGGTAATATCCGCAAGAACGTAGTAACAAATAAGTTTGGTAAAGAGGCGATTGTAAAGGATGTGACAAACCCGAATGCAACGGTGAGTACGCTTGCTTCTCCGCCTTACTACGTGCAGTATACAGGGTTATACATCATGGATACCGAATACCTGTTAAGTTGGGGATTGAGTAAGAACATGGTTAAGCCCGAAAAGAACTTGCAGGAGATTGTCAGCCAGTACTCGATGTATATGTATGACAATACCGAAATGATGAATAAGCCATTAATGGAGCAACTTATTCCTATCATTAAGGAAATGACCATATACAAGTTGCAATCGTTAAAAATTGTGGCAGCAGCAGCACCAGACGGTTACGATATTGATGTGGCGTTAATGAGCGATGTATTACTCGATGGGGTTAATGCCATGTCGCCAATGGCGTTGTATGAGATATATAAGCAGACAGGTATTCGTTATTACAAATCTATTCCTGATGAAGGAATGGACGGCGGAACTCGCCGTGTGCCGATACAGGCGAACAATGTGCCGTTTAGCGGAAAGTTAGAAGAATTGCGCAACCTGTACAATGCAGGGTTGCTAACTATTACCAACTTAATATCAAACCAACTTGATTCGGGTCAGATCACTAACCAAGCTGTTAGTCAGGAAGTAGTAAAAGATGCTAAGTCGATAGGGGAGTCGACAAGCAATTACCTTTACGATGCATTCCTAAACATTATGAAGCATACCGCAAAAGTGGTTCAGCTTCGTGGGTGGGATATTTTAATGTATGGTAAAAAGTTTGGCATACAATATTATGATGGTTACAGGCAACAACTCGGTAGCAATAAGATCGACTACATAAAATTGGTTGCCACTGATGACTGGAGCAAAACTGCATTCGATGTACAGATACGTACCGTTATTGGCGATGCTGACCAAAACTTCTTAGAGAACAATATTCAGCAAGCTTTGGCGCAACAAACGATTACTATTGCTGATGCGATGGATATACGGGAATTAGCTATTAATAATACCCGTTGGGCTGCATACGTACTAAGCAAACGTATTGATGAAAGATCTGCACGTAAACAGGCGGATGCAATGGCTTTAAGTCAGCAGAATACGCAAGCGGCTGTACAGGGTGCGCAGGCTAAATCAGCGGGTGAATTGCAATTGGAGCAAGTACAGGCGCAAAATAAGGCAGCAGCAGACTTACGTGACAGGGAAACACAATTGATGATTGAAGATGCAAAATTCTTTGGAATACTCAAAGCTAATCTCGTGACAAGCGTACTCGCAAAACCAGGTGCTACGATTGCAGACCTACCATCATTCGTGTTCGAAGGTGTACCATTACAAAAAGCTGTTGACCATGCTAACGATATGAACTATTTACAGACCATGGCACAGGCATCGCAAATGTCGCAGGGTGGCGCACAACCGCAAGACCCGAGTCAACAGCAACAACAACCAGACCAATCTACGCAAGGGTTGGAACAAAATCCGCAAACTTCTCAGCAACCTCAACAAAATGCAGCAGCCTAATACACCACAAATACCACCTGATTTAACGGCTGCCCAAAAGGCTAATTGGAACAAGTTCATAGATTTTGTTGCCAATCAAAAGATGGCAGGCAATCCAACCCTTGACCAACGTAATAAACAAGTTGGCATGGGGCTATTGCAAAAGTTTAACTATGCTAATCCGCAACAGGCATTGCCGTTAACGATTGTTCCACAGGTACAGCAATCGTTACAGTCCTACCGAAACGAATTGGTAAATAATTGGAAAGCAGGCAAAGCGCATGTTGATGGAGTTAAGACGGAAGATGATATTATGCCTAACCTGAGCCAAACAGACGGATGGCCCGGAACTAAAACATTGTCGAGCCGATTTCCAGTTGCCTCTATGACAACCACTACACCAACGGGTACTACTACTAAGAATTTGGGGACGGATTTTGTAGCATTTACGAAATAGCATCCCGCTTTTCGTGATTCAAAAACCGTGTTAGTCTAATTATTATATTGCAGCCATAAATTAATTGAAAACATTTATGGCAAACGAACCAATGTTTAACCCCGGTATACCTGCTTATGTAGCACCCGAAGTTGAACCTATCGAAACTCCTGTGGAAGTGACCGCAGAAGTAACGCCACCAGTAGTAGAACCCGAAGTTGTGGTTGAACCTGTGGCAGAAACCCAAAATCCTGCAATAGAAACTCCACCTACACCAACCGAAGCAATTCGTGAGGTAGAAAAGATAGTGGAAAAATATCCTGAAATGGATGAGTATACAGGTGAGATATTCCAAGCCTTATTAGATGGAAAGGAAGATGTATTGCTTAATTACTTATCAGAGCGTAGCAGGGATTACAAAACCATGTCGGATTACGATGTAGTGCTGAATAATCTGCTTAAAGCCAACCAAAACTATTCACGTGAAGATGCCGAGTTAAAGTTGGAGATGGAATATGGTGAAATAGCAAAGATAGACCTATCTAAACTTGACCAAGATGCCGACCCTGTTAAATATGCCCAGGCGGAAGAACACAATGTTCAAGCAGACAGGGCTCAAAAGATGTTACGCTTAGACGCTATCGAGGCACGTGCTGCATTGGAAGCAGCAAAGAAAGAAATTAAATTACCAAAAATAGCGGAGGCGCAAGCCCCCGAACAGTCTAACCAACCAACAGCCGAACAAATTGAGCAGGGACGCAAGATTTGGCAGGAAACGGTGGCAGCAGAAATACCTACTCTAAAAGAACTGACCTTTAAAGTTGGAAGCGAAGCAGATGGATACGAGGATGTATCCTACGCCATAACCGATAAGGAACGTGCTGATGAATTGGCATTTTTCAATGACTTAAATATGCCCAAGATGTTATCCAGATTAGGGTGGGTTGATGCGAATGGAAAGCAAAACGTAGCTAAAATGGCCGGGGATGTGCTAAAATTAGAACGTGCTAACCAATTAGTTGCATCAGCATACACACAAGGAAGGGTGGCGGGAACAAAAACAACCGTTGCGGAGATAAAAAATATCGACCTCAACACAAACAATTCATCCTCCGTAGCATCAACGCCCGAAGATATAGGGCTGAAAGCATGGGGGCATTTAAACCCAAAATAAGAAATTTTAAACAATGGCAATTTCAACAACCCCGGCAACCTACTCCTTACCATCGGTAACGAGGTATGGTTTAATTAACTCCCTAAACGTAATTAACGTTACGGCTTTTGGTGAGATAGTACAAAAATTCGGCTTCGTGCCTTACCTGACCTTAAATGAGTTGGCAGGTAATGAAGAAAAATCAGAT